TTATATCAATTTCTCAGACACTTGTAGGAGCAATTGAAGCTAAATATAGTTCTGATTTACTGAATAAAGTAAAATTTTCTCTGAATAATTTACCAGGAGAAACTACTATTAGAATTAATGGTGAGGATAAAACATTTCCCTCTCCTCTATTACCAGATATAGGGGGTAGTTGGGAACCAGGTGCTAAAAATCCTATACATGATAATTTATCCGGTAGTAGTATAGTACATAGGACTTTCCAGGATAATCCACTAGCTGCAAATGGGACCCGACCAACCCGTGCATTCCTCGAGGAGGTCGGATTTTTAAGCACGATACATGAGGTAATGGGGGCAGTAGAGGCTACTCAGCCTAATAAGCAAAGTAATAAATATCTTCCAGTATACATGCTCGGTACAGGTGGTTATACTACTACTGGTACAGCGCTGTGGCTTAAAGATATATTTTATAATCCAGAAGCATATGATTGTCTTGCTTTTGATGATGAATGGGAAGATAAGGGTAAGATAGGTTATTTTGTCCCTGCTACTAAAGGTCAGAACGATTTTAAAGAGGGGCCTAATTTAATCGCTAATGAAGCTAAAGCCTTAGAAACTATTGAGAAAGGTCGTGAAAAAGCTAAGAAGTCCAATAATAAAATTAAGTTACTTACTGAAATAATTAACCAGCCCATCAAGCCTTCAGAGGTGTTTATGACCCTGGAAGGTAATTTTTTCCCTACACAAGATTTACGTGCAGTATTAGCAAAATTAGAGTCAAAAGATTCTGTATTAAATGCTACTTATAAATATGAAATGCAGATAGTTGATGGTAAAATTGTACCTAAAGTATCTGATAAACAAGTCATTCGTGAATATCCTCTAAAGAAAGGGTTAAATATGGATGCCTGTATTGAATTGTACGAAATACCTAAAACTGATTCAGATGGTAATATCCCATTTGGTAGATATCTTGCTGGATGGGACCCGATTCAATTAGATGGTAATGAAGACTCAGAACGATCATTGCAGTCAATGTTTGTGTTAGATTCATGGACTGATAGGATAGTCGCCGAATATACAGCAAGGACTTATTTAACTGATGAATATTATGAACAAGCTCGTAGATTACTTGTATTTTTCAATGCTATATGTAATTACGAGAACAATATAAAAGGTCCTTATGCCTATTTCAAAAATAAGAATTCCCTACATTTATTATGTGAAACTCCTGAAATACTTAGAGATCAGTCGTTAGTAAAAAGTACTGGTGTTGGTAATAAAACAGTAGGGACTAATGTTAATGATAGAATTATAGGTTGGGGGTTAAGTCTATTGCTGAGTTACTTAGAGGAACAAGCATATGATAAAGATATAGGTATTAGAAATTTAAATTTATTAAAATCTCCAGCTCTACTCAAAGAATTGATTAGTTATTCTAAAGAAATTAATACTGACCGTGTAAGTGCATTAATAGTGCTAATGGTGCTAAGAGAGGATCGCAGGAGGGTTACGGAATTAACCAAGGCTAAAAGTGTTAAGGATAAGACTCAGTCTAAATTTTGGAATAGAGCTTATAAGAATAGAAAGTCTGTTACAGGTATAAAATACAAGTAAGGTCTATAAGAAAGTATTTTTTATTTGAAATAAAGATAAATTAATATTATTATTGTGAAAATAATTGTTTAAAATGGATATTAGTAGTAAACATCCCTTATATTTCCCTAGACAAAAACTATCTACTTCTCAGAAAACCTCAGACTGGTACAAGAGCTGTGTAGACGGTGCTGAAGCCTTTGCATTATACCAGAACCTAGAGGAGCACCGCAAGATGGAAGTCTGGGGGAACATGGATCAAGATATTATAGATCAAGAAGAAGTTGAAAGAGTATTTAACCCTATGCAGCTAGAAGATGCTGTATTCCCTGCTACAATTAAAAACTATCCTTTATCTGTACCTAAAATAGATTTGCTAGAGGGCGAGCAGATTAAAAGAAAGTTTGACTGGTCAGTAAGAAGTAGGAATCTAGATACATACTCTACTCATCAGACCGATTTATCGGACATGTTGATGGAAACTCTTATTGATGAATTACAGGGTAAAGATTATTCTGAACAGAAACTTCAACAGCGTTTACAAGAGTTTGGTAAGTATGCTGCTTATGAATGGAAGGACAAGCATGAATTAACTGCTACAAGAATCCTTCAATATTTATGGAGAGAAGAGTATTTGCAGGATAAGTTCAGAAGATCTTTTAGAGATGCACTAGTATTTGGCAAATCAATATTTAGAGTAGACATCGAAGGCGAAGAGCCTGTATTAACCCGAAGAGATCCTCGTAATGTATTTACAGTAAGGAGAGGCGAATCAGAGCGAATAGAGGATTCAGACATTATTGTAGATATTGAGTATCAATCAATAGGATCTGTAGTTGATGAATTTTATGACTACTTAAAACCAGGTGAAGTAGAGAAGATTGAGGAGGGTTACACTAGAACTCATGGAAGCGATTCCCCACTTGGTTATTCACATAAGCTGCCTCCTATCTATTCTAACCTAGACTTTGGTGATGGCCCTGGCTTCCTTGATATGAATGACTTTAATAAAAATCAATATCAATATAGTCTACCGTATGATTACGAAGGTAATGTAAGGGTTGTGAGAACTAGATGGATGGGTCGCAGAAAGATAGGGATTCTTACTTATTTTGATGAAAATGGTGATGAACAAGAGCGACTAGTGCCAGAGAATTATAAGGCGGACAAAGAGGCTGGTGAGCAAGTTAAATGGATTTGGATTAACGAAGCTTATGAAGGTACTAAGATAGGTGAAGACATTTACTTAAAATTACAGCCTAGAGAGGTTCAAATGCGTCATTTTGGGAACAAATCAAAATGCTTCTTGGGTTATGTAGGTACAGACTTCGGTAAGTCTTTAATGTCAAGAATGGAGCCGTATCAGTATCTCTTTAATGTATACATGTATAGGCTTGAGATGGTTCTTGCCAAATATAAAGGGCCTATTTACGAATTAGATATATCTAAAGTACCCGATGATTGGGAGTTAGATATGTGGATGTATTATGCAGAGGGACTTGGTTGGGCTGTTACAGATCCATTTAATGAAGGCAAGAAAGGTGCAGCTACTGGTAAATTAGCTGGTAACTTCAATACTACAGGTAAAGTACTTGACCCTAATATTGGTAACTATATACAGCAGATAGTTTTAATGCTTCAATATATTGAAAAAATGATTGGAGACGTATCTGGTGTAAATGAGCAACGCTTAGGTCAGATTGATAATAGAGAGACCGTAGGCGGTGTAGAAAGAGCCGTAACACAATCTTCTCATATTACTGAAAAATGGTTTTTTGCACATGAGGAGATGCAGAAGAGAGTTATGGAGGCATTACTTGATACTGCTAAATATGCATGGCGCAAGTATGATAGTAAGAAGCTTAATTTTGTGCTAGATGATATGTCTAGACAATTTATTGAGTTTAATGCTACTGATATAGCTTCTACAGAGTTCGACTTATTTGTGTCAAATAGCTCCAAGGATATGGAGATTCGTCAGGTACTTAAACAACTTGGTCAGGCCGCCGTACAAAACGGTAATAGCATGGGTATTATTATTGATGTACTCAGAAGTGATAGCATTACTGAGATGTCTAGACGTATTGAAAGAGGCGAACAAGAACGCATGGAACGCGAAGAACAGCGTGATCAACTTAATAGAGAGTCTGCTGAAAACATTGCTGCTCAAGAAAACGAGGCCAAACAGGCTGAATTGGAGACTAAGAGATATGAAATAGATACCAATGCTGATGTTAAACGTGAAGAGATGCAACTAAAGTATCAAGACGAAGAGCCTGACGAAGATAATTTGGATGAAGAAAAATTAGAGTTAGATCGCAGAGAGCAGCAGTATGAAGAGAAAGAATCTCAATCTAAAATAGCATTAGATAAAGCTAAGCTAGATGAAACTAAACGTCATAATAAGGCTACCGAAGAAATTAGTAGGAAGTCTAAAGTAAATAATAAGTAACATGGATTTTTATAAAGATACAAATGGTTACTTTGTAATAGGGGCTGGTAAATATCCTACCGGTTTATATTATACAAGGTTCAGAGAAAGTGGTAATATTGATATTTTACCAGTGAACTATACTGAGTCATTACCTTCTTATTCTAATATACCGATTACTAGTTTAAGAAAAGC